CGTTGTAATAGATGAGACGGAGAACAACCTTCCTGTGTTCGCCCGCTTACTGGCCTCCTCATCGCTGTCGGCTTTAGGGGATAATAACTCGGCTATTGGCTGGTACGAGTCGGTGCTTGGTTCGGCAATGAAAGTTTTAGAAAAAGTTGAACCATCTATTTTAGATTCAGAGAAAAATAAAACAGCTTTCCAATTTGCGTTGGCTGTTACTTCTAACCAAACAAAGGTTGACCAAAATTTTAAGAATGCTTTGAAAGCTTACCGTTCATTTAAAAAGAGTGGTTTGTTTTTAGATGACGCTGGCAAACTTCCTGGGTCTGGCAAAACCGCTAAAGTTATGAGGGCCTCATTTAAATTTTATAATGACGTAGCGCAAAACAAATACCCAGGGATGGTCATTGAAAACCCAGCCAACAATCAAGTTACCTTGCAGGATTTTTTAAATACAGATTTTTATTTAGGCACCCCAAAGAAGTTTGCTAAAGATAACACTTATTACCAACTTGAAGTGGACGGTAAACTTGAAGAAAAAATCTACTCTACACGTACAGAAGTAAACCGTGCAGCTAAAAACACTGGACGCGAAGACTTTAACATTGCGGAAATGTCTAGTGCCACACCAAACCTAACGTCTCTTAGTGAATTTATTAGTGATCTAGGAATCGATCTAACAGTATCCGACCAAATGCTTGATGGGACAATAGTTAAGGGTAGCTATGTACTCGGCCCTAAAATCGGCAACGGGTTTTATCAGAACATCGGGGGCAACTATGATGCGCTAACGATGGATCTTTGGTGGACTCGCATGTGGCACAGACTAAGGGGAGATCCTTTTATCCCAGGAAAGGGTAAGGAGTACGCACAGAAAAAGCTAACCGAGCTTCAATCCTATCTCGACAACGAGTACGAGGCTGACTCTACGGATGGGAAGATTTTAAAAAATATATTTGATGCCGCTGGTTTGTCGGAGAAGGTAGATAATGATAGTTTGGTTAGGGAAGATATTGACTTACTTAACACTCGATGGAACGGTTATTTTAAGTTAGATCAAAAAAGATCACAACTTAACAGCCTTAATAAAAACAACGATCTGCAAGGGCTTGAAAATTATCAGTCTTATGAAGAATACAGGGCTGATATAAACGCTGCGTACAAAGCAAGAGATAAAGCTGGATATAAAAAAGCAACCGCAACAAATCCAAATAAGTCTTCTTTCTTTACAACGGTAACCACAGCAAGGGCAGAACTTAAAGACGCTGCTGTTGCTCTACCAAAAGACGGAACCCAGAGAGAATACATGATACGTGCTTCTCAGGAGGCAATCAATATTTTGTATAGGGACGAAGGCATTGATATTAATATGGCGGATTTCCAAGCGTTGCTTTGGTATCCAGAGAAAAGGCTGTATGAAAGGTTTGGTGCGGGTGCTTCGAGTTCTCCAGAGGAGTCGGGCAACGCCCAAGATTACTTAGAAGCCGCTTTAGAAGTAGCAACAGAGGAAATAACTGATGCAACAACAACAAAAGAAATCAAAAAAATTGCCAGTGATTCCAAAGAATCACGCGCCATACCAAGTATCGGAGGAAGGGGAGGCCCTGGTAGAGTACCTAGAGCCGTCACCAAAATGGGAGAGGGCGTTCGCCAAGCTAATGAAACTGGACTCCCCCTAGAGAAAATAATTTCTGTTAGGAAAGGACAGTCTGAAGTAGCCACTTCAACGCCTTTCTTTGAAATAGCCCCTGACCCCAAAGACAAGGCCGCTGTCAAAGCGTGGAATGCGTTAAGCCCCGAGGCTAAAGCGCGTGTTTCTAATTTTGTTATAAACGATATTTCGTCTACATTATTTGGGACATTCAAAGTATCTGGGCGGCTCTCGAACTCTATTGGAAGCTACGGCTCAGATACTAACCCAGCCTATGCCTTAACGATGGTGGATGGCAGCCCAGGAGAAAGTGCTGCAATAGAAGTATCTAAAGCTATTGGGTATGCCTTGCGGCAAGAGTCTATCTTTCTTGCATCTTCTAAAAAACGGGAGGGTTTTGACGAAACGGGCCTTGTTTATGTTGACGTTGGCAACGTAGACATGAAAACGACTGAAGAGATTTACTTAAAGGTTAGAGAAAATAAAGACCTTGCTATCCAGGGGCAATCTTTAGTGGACGGTCGGATGATGATCCTAAACCAATCTAGTTTAGATCAGAAGACTTGGGAGGATAAAATTGAAGCAGCCTTGCCAACCCAACCGTCTGGGGCTAAATATCAGGTAGAGTCTGGCACGGCGTATATTAATTTTGTAGAAGAGGATTCATACAACTATGACAGAGTCAACGGTAAAGAAACTGTCTCAGGAGGAGATGGAAAAACGTCTAGGGTCCGTAACCGCCTTCTTCGGAAGAAAGCAGACGCCATCTTCAAAAGTGCAATCGGTCAAGAAACCCAAAAAATAAAAGTACGGGGAGACAAGATAAAGGCATCTTTATCTGGCAGGGTTGCACCCCTTCCCATTAAGTCAGGACTGCTAAAAGGGAAGCTTAAAGATCTTGAGGTGCTGCTTGTGGCGGCTACCAAAAGGGGAGATCAGAAAGAAACAAGCAGACTTCTTGATACTATCGGCTTGTTGTACCTTGGAGAGTACCGTGATGTTGCTAATATAAGAGATAAAGAAGCAACTCTTTTGAATAATCTTAATGCGACCTCTGTTAAAATAGGTTCTTCAATTAATAAATACCTACCAGCCTCGGCAGTTGGCACCCCTGCCAGCACTGGTATGGAGATAGGGATAGATAGCTTTTTAGAAAACGCTCCCACCACCAAACCAAAGGGTGCGCCCGTTGGCACTAAAAAGACTACAGTTAATTTATATAAAAGACGGAAAGCGGGATGGAAGTGGGTTGAAAAGCCGGACGGCTATAGTCCCCCTCAAGATTTTGATGACGATTTAATATCTGTTTCTCACGGGGGGCAGCATTACTACGGTCTGAATGCGGATTTCCCAGCGGGAGCCAAGCTAACAACGTATGCGGGCGTCTCTGGAGGTTCTTTTCAGCAGCCCAGCCTGAAGCCCACCGTCGCCGGAACGGTGGATACTGGCGTTGAGGTTGGCAAGATAGCAATTAGGGGGGTCACTCGGCCCGTCTACGATTCAGTAACCGTCTCGGCTCAGTTCGGTGACCAAGATCCTAAGTACATAGATGAGGTAACTGCTCTAAGCCAAGCTAATGTAGAGACTGATCAGCAACTGATGAACCTAAAGTCTGCCACAAAAGAACAGCTCAGAACGATAGTGGTATCTAATATCACAGAGGTTCCTGATTATAGGGCGCTTGCGAAAGAGTATGGGGTTGATCCTGACCTTCAAGTCTTCACGCCTCCACCGGAGGCTGGGATGGGTAGGCGCAAGGCAAGTGTGCGTGAAGAGGCAAAAAAGACAACCGCCTCGCAGCGGGCTGTTATAGATCAGGTTACTATGGAAAGCCGTCCTACATCTCTGGGGCGTAGAATTACTGAATCCTTACAGCCCATCACATCTACGAGTGGTTGGGGAAAGATATTCAGAGAAGCGCGTCGGCAGTACGCTAATGAGTATCGATATCTTGAGACCCAAGACGCAGAAGCAGCAAAAAAGTTAGGCTCGGAAATTAGTGCTGCGACTAGTGGATTGGCTGCGGCCCTTGATTCAAATAGATCAAAGATATTACAAAATTCAATGTGGTTTCTCGGCGGTAAAGCTGAGTATGTGGATGGTGGATTCAGAGTTGTTCCTAAAGAGGACGGGGGTGGTAAGCCTCTAATAGAAATCTTTTCTCGATTAACACCGGAGACAATCAGAGCCTTCCAAACATACACCGCTGGGATTAGGGCACGAAGACTTATCGTTGAAAACCGTGAGAGGTTGATGACGGATGATGACATTGAGGTAGCTCTAACGCTTGGAGAAACCTACCCTGAGTTTGAAGAAATCAGGCTTGAGTGGAATACGTGGAATGAAAACTTTGTGCGTAATATTGGTGTGTCTAGTGGGGTTCTCTCACAAGAACAGGCTGATATTTTCTTAGAGAACTCTGATTACATTCCCTTCACAAGAAAGGGCGATGAGGTAATCAACCGTGTCAACGCAACAATTAATTACCCAACGCTAACTATTGACGGTCTAATTGAAGCGAAAGAAGAAACGGAAGCAAGTCAAAAAAGAATGCGGGAATTAAAAACCCTCACAGGGAACCGTGAAACTTTTAGAGTATTTGTTAACGATAAGGTTATCCCCTACGTGAAACCGTACCGTGACAAAAGGGAAGCAGAAAAAGAAGCGCAAAAATATAAAGACTTAAACCCAGACCAAGATGTCACAGTAAGGGTGACGGGTGTGCCTCTCGATAATTTCTTAGAGAGTATCATACAGAACATAGATACCATTACTTCTTCGTCTATGAAAAATGTTGCTCACCAAAGAATACTTGCTCAAGGGGAATTGATGGGCACGGCGGAGCGTAGGTCCAGCATGAAGCCTGGGTATTACACTGTGCGAGTTAAAGGTGAAACCCAGTACTATGATGTAATAGATTCTGATATGGCCCAGGCCCTACGAAGTCTTAACGATGAAACTCGTGTCATGACGCAGGGTGTGGGGAAGTGGCTAACACTTCCAACGTATGTACTACGTGAAGCCGTCACGAGGATGCCTAACTTTATTATCAAGTCTCTTAACAGAGATAGCGTGGCAGCGTGGCAGACATCTGGCAGAGATGTTAGTCCTATTATTTCAGGTTGGGCAGGTTTTGGCGAAGCTCTGGTCGGGTCTAAGTCTTCAAGGGCTGTCCGTGGGGCTATGGGTTATGGCGGCTACGACTTCAGGGGCAACTATGAGAATATGGCTGATGTTGTTAAGCGGGGAATAGAGAGAGAAGGGCCAGGGTCGGTTAGTTTTTCTCCCACAAAAAACGTAAGGAGACTTTGGGACTGGGCGGGCCAAGCATCTAACGCAGCTGATGCCGCTGTGCGGATTAAGGTTTATGATAAAGTATTTAAAGAAACAGGGGACTGGGTACAGGCCGCATACGAAGCGCGACAAGTGATTGATTACACGCGGCGTGGTGCGAATAAAAACCTTGTGGCTTTGACCTCAATGCTCACCTTCCTTAACGCGAGGATACAAGGTCTTGATCTATTGCGGGTTGGTTTTGGTAGTACAGACACAGCAAACCCCGATTACAAGAGGGTTCTAAAAGCTTTCTGGGCGCGGGGTATGGCAGTCACAAGTGTGACAGCGTTGCTGTGGATGCTTCAGCATGAGGATGAAGACTGGAAGAATCAAACGTCTCAACAAAGAGATATGAATTTTATTCTCACACCAAAAGTATTCGGACTCCCAGGAGACTCGAAGCCATTCAAGTACCCAGTATCTTTTGAACTTGGGACGATGTTTAAGATTCTTCCAGAGAGAACCTTGGAATATGTTTGGGGGCAAGACTCCAACAAAGGTATGAAAGATGCGTTGATTAGGAACCTCACCGCTACACTTGGTTTAAATCCTACTCCTCAAGTTATTAAACCTCTTGTCGAAGTGGTTGCTAACTACAATATGTTTACAGGCAACTCCATCGTAAACCCGTACATATTAGATCGTGCGCCACGGGATCAGTATGGATCAAGTACGTCAGAGCTTGCAAAGGTTATAGGAGATTCTTTAAATATTTCTCCGTTAAAGATAGACCACTTTATAGCTGGTTACACAGGCCCTCTTGGTGTTAGTGCTACCTTGGCTATGAGTGCTATTCTCCGTGAGTTCACCGGGGCACCAGAACCTGCGATGAGAGAGATAGAAAGAAGTATACTCAACCCCCTGGGAAGAGAAACACTTCTGTCTTCAGAACCGCCCGGCACCCTTAATCAATACTACGATTTAAAAGCTGCGATTGATGAGGTTTACAAGGGGGTTAAATTAAAGCCGCAAAGAAAAGTGTCACTTCAAGATGCAGATCTGCTGCGGTATAGGGATTATATATACTCTATCGATAAAAAGATTAAGGAACTTACTCAGCAAGAAGGGATTGTTAAAGACAGCGGAAAATCCTCTCGTGAGAAGATGGACTTCCTTAGAAGAACAACAATACAGAAGAACGCTTTAACAGCGAAGATACCCGCTATAGAGAAGGAAATCTATGGTTAGAAAGTTTAATGAGCTTTATGACGGCAAGCTTCACGCTCAACTTAAAATGCACGAGGGTGTTGAAAGCAAGGTGTACCTTGACACAGAGGGTATAGAAACCATTGGAGTTGGCCGCAATCTAAGAGATAGAGGGTTGTCTAAGAGCGAGATTGATTACCTTCTTGATAGTGACATTCGTATATGTATCAAGGAGTTAAGCGGTTCATTCCCGTGGTTTAAGGAACTAGACACCGTGAGGAAAAGAGTTCTGGTTGACATGATGTTTAATTTAGGGATGCCAAGACTCAAGAGTTTTGTTAATATGTTAAGTGCGATTGAAAAAGAAGACTGGGCCGAAGCATCAAGTGAGATGTTAAATAGTGTGTGGGCAGAACAAGTTGGTAACAGGTCCGCTAGGCTATCTGAAATGATGGCAAGCGGCGAAGATTATATAGGATAATAGTTATGGGTAGTGGTGGTGGTGGTTTCTTTGCGCCGATGGATAATTATAACAACCCTAATTATGGTGGCGGTAATAATTATGGTGGTGGTCAAGGCCAGGGATCTGGTTCCCAGGCTACACAGAACACTCCTTCTTATGGGGTCCAAGCCCAACCTAATTTTGGGGGCTACCAAGGCGGGTATCAGCAACCTTCTTTCTTTGGTGGAGGTCAATACTTTAACAACCCATATGGGCAACCTCCCGCACCAGTTCAGCGGCCTCAATACAACAACCCTTACACGAAGGGCTACGGGTATGACCGACCCCAACAGCCTTTTCAAAGCCCCACTAAGCAGGGATACGACAGACCCCAACAGCCTTTTCAAAGCTCCACCAAGCGGCAGTTTTCTAATGTTGACCCCAACACACAGTCATTAAATAACATCAACAAGTCTTATGCTGGAGACTACAACGACTATATTTCTGGCGGCGGAACAGAGAGTTCCTTTATCGCAAGCCCCACGTTTCAAGACTATGAGAGAGATATTATAGATAATATAGGAGGTCTGTCTGACAGAGACAGATTAAATTCAGACCTCACGTATCAAAGGGGACGGTCTACTGAAGGCTCTTTGTATAGCCCCTCTGCTGGGAGAATAACGAGTGCTATTGAAAGACGGTTAGACCAACTCGGTCCTGAAGTTATACAGGCCGAACCGCTTCGACGTGGACCGCCTAAATTTGGCAACAGGTTTATGATGGACAACCTTAATCGAGGATTAGGTTCGTATTCTCAGGGTTACGGCAGGTCTCCCGATGGTGGATTCCAGGGTTACAGCCGATCTCCTATGATGAATTATGGTTCATCAGTTTTCTCAAGGGTGCCTTCTTACTACGGTATGCAGAGAGAGCTTCCCTACCAACGGTATGGAACAACACCTGGGGGCTATGACTATATTGGCGGCGTCCCATCTGGTGAAGTAAACTACGGTCCTGCCCCTGGCTTCCCTAAGAAGGAAGATGACGGTGATGGTGGTGACGGCAGCGGTGACGGCAGCGGTGATGGCAGCGGTGATGGCAGCGGTGACGGCAGCGGTGACGGCAGCGGTGACGGTGACCAAAGCGCCAACGATTTCTTCAAGAGTAAAGGTGGTACGGACGAAAACTTTTTTCAGAGGGATGGAAAGTGGTTCTTTACTCTTCCTTCTGAGCTAGGAGGTGGGGAGACTGAGGTGCCGATGACTCCTGCGCTTAAACAATACTTAGAAAGTATCGGCGCTATAACTACTCCTGACAGCACTACCAAACCTGACAGCACTACCAAACCTGACAGCACTACCAAGCCTGATGATACTACCAAGCCTGATGATACTACCAAACCTGACAGTACTACCTTCGATTCTTCAAAGGTTGTAGATTTAGGGGAGGCGGATTCCCAAGGGATTAACTCTCAGTATGGGGACTACTACTCTCAAGCGATGAAAAGCGGAATGACAGAGGAGGATTGGGTAAGCTCACCTATGTTTGGTGGTTTTGAAAATGCAATTATTAATGACTATGTAAGATCCTCTTCATCGAGTAATGACCCAACTTCTTTGCTGAAAGAGGCGGATAGGCAGAATACAAGAACAGGTGTGTATTCAGCGTCAGCGAAAAGAATATCTAGTGCTTTAACAAAGGCTGCGACAGATATGATTATGAAAAAATTTCGCCAAGAAAGCATGTAATGAAAAGCGCCGTCAATAAGGCGGGTAATTATACAAAGCCCGCGATGCGTAAAAAACTTTTTGCCAAGATAAAGGCTGGCACTAAGGGCGGAGGTGCCGGGAAGTGGTCTGCTCGTAAGGCTCAGTTGCTAGCAGTTCAATATAAAAAAGCAGGAGGAGGATACCGTGGCTAAAGGTGTACCGGGATACTTTAAAGATGGGTCAGTTTACAATGGTCCTGCACACAAGATGCCCAATGGAGATCTTCATTCTGGTAAGACCCACACCCAAGGAAGCAAGAAACTTTTCCACCTAAAAGAACTATCTAAGACAACCCAGAAAAAACTTTTTAGTAAGAAAAAATAATGCCTATCACCAGAGCGAGTATGGGAAAACAATTAAAAGATTCCCAGAAAAGCCTAAAGAAATGGACTAAGCAGGAGTGGGGAACCAAGTCTGGAAAACCCTCGACGCAGGGCAAGAAGGCTACAGGTGAACGCTATCTACCAAAGAAAGCTAGAGAAGCTCTGAGTAAGGCTGAGTACGCAGCTACGAGCAGGAAGAAAAAGAAGGACATCAAGAAGGGGAAGCCGGTTTCAAAGCAACCCAAGAAGATTGCAAAGAAAACAAGGAAGTACCGGACATGAGCTTAACTGATGCCGAGAAGGGTAGGCTAAAGAAAGTTGGGTTGACTGGGTTAAACAAACCCAAGATGACTCCGTCTCATAAAAGCAAGAAGGGTGTTGTCGCGGTGAGGGATGGCGGCAAGGTTAAGGTTATTAGGTTTGGTGCCAAGGGTATGGGGCACAACTACAGCCCAGAGGCGAGGAAATCTTTCAAGGCTAGGCACGGGAAAAATATTGCCAAGGGTAAGATATCGGCAGCGTACTGGGCGGATAAGGTTCTCTGGGGTGGTCCAAGTGCGAGAAAGAAGTCTCCACCAAAGTCACAAAAAAATAGGTTCGGATAATGTTTGTCGATAGCTTTGCCCAGTACATACAGAAAGTAACAAACGCTAAGTTAGACGTAACGGGAACGGGCGTTACTACTTTATACACAGCGCCAACCGCTGCATCCTTTGTGATCATCAACTCTATCCTTGTTTCTGAAGACACGGGTAATGCTGACTCTCTAACGGTGACCCTTACAAACGGGTCGTCTGTGTTTAGTTTGTTTAAGACGGCGGCCATCGGCGCGAACGGGACCGTTGAATTGTTACTGAAGGATTTAGTATTGCAGCCTACGGAGATATTAAAAGTCACTGCGGCCACAGGGAACAGGCTTCATGTGGTTGCTGGAGTACAGGAGTTTGTGCGCTCGGTCGCCGGTAGGGTGCCTCAATATAATAATTACTAGGCTAAAGATTTAAGGATCAACAGGGGGCAAGTGCCCGAGGATACTGAATGTCAGCCAAAATGCTTACGCCAGAGATGTTGCAACAAGCGATTGATCTCTTCGTTGTCCACGGCAGCAAGACCGCTGCTGCGCGGGTATCTAAAATACCCAACACCACGTACAATAGTAGATACTCCGAAGCCGTAATGCGGGGGTACACGCCCTCATCTGGTGCGTTAGCTCAGGCTGATGTGTCTTCTAACGACCTTAGAGCGCAGATAGAAAACTTAAAAAGCCAGCTTTCTGCAAACCAAACTCACGTTGAGGTTCCCCCTGTTGTTATCAAGCCGCACTACACAGTCAGAACAGATCGCGGTAGCGGCGAGAAGATCAGGATATGTGCGATTGGCGATGCTCACGATAGCCCTAAGATCCCAAACAAAGAAAGGTTTGAGTGGATAGGGGCACACATTAAAGCCACTAAGCCCGACGTTGTTGTACAGATCGGAGACTTTCTAACGCTAGACAGCTTGAATAACTACGAACCAAACGAGACCTTTGCAGGTAAACTGAAGCCAACTTTTCAAGCGGACGTAGGGTCATTCATAGAGGCTCTTGGTGCGATGGATATTGATGGGCCTGAGCTACATTGCACACTAGGTAATCACGAGCAGCGACTCTTCGCATATGAGAACAACCACCCAGAAGTTTACGGCATGATGCAAATTGAATTGCAGGGTGCGTTTGAAAGGTTCGGATGGACCTTCTCTCCATACAAATTCATTCAGAAATATGGCGGGGTAGGGTTCACACACTCAGCAACAAACTCGATGGGCCGTGCGTATGGTGGTAAGAATAGTGAGAACA